GTGGCCGCACAGGTGACAGACGCGCGGACGTCGGTCCTGTCTCATCGCCGGCGCCGCCAGTCCTTCGCGTCCGGGCACGTCTCGAAGTGCGTGGGGCTCGTCGCGGTGTCGAGCAGATCGAGTGCGCGGGCGTCGTGCAACAACGTGGGTTGCGTGCGCATCGGCACGATCCGGTCGAACGGCATCCGCTTGCCGCTCGTCGTGAGTTCGGCCCACTCGATGTCGGCCCCGCACGAGCGGCAGCGACCAGGCGCGCGCGTGTCGCGATAAATCGTCAGGACGGCCATTCGCACCCCTCATCGCAGCGGGAGACTCTGCAACAGCAACACGACGACGACGAGGATCATCGCGACCCACAACGGCGCCTTGTTCAGCGCCGACAGCAACGTGACGACGAACGCCGACAGCAACAACAGGAGCGCAATCGTCAGCATGATCAGCCTTTCGGTTCGGGTTCACGGTCGGCGATCCGCACGGCGAGGAAGGTTTGCAGCACGTCCCGTAACCGCGCGGCATAGACCAGATCGACGTCCTGTTTCTGCGCGAGGCGCGCGGCCGCGAGTGCCAGGCGGTGCACGCGCCGCTCGAGACGGGCGGCGCCCGTCGGCCCGGGGCCGCGCTTGTACTGCTTGCGTCCGCCTTTCAAGCGAATCTTGTCGAGGCTGTCAGTCATTCCACGGAACCTCATACTCGTCGACCGGGCCGTAGGCGTCAGGGAAGATCGCGATCTCAGGGAGTCCCGCCTCGATCCGCTTCCGGTTCAACCGATCCATACACGCAAGACACACCGGCTGACGGGATCCGTTGACGCGCACGCTCGGCACGCGAACGGGGTTGTACGAGAACACCGTGTGGCAGTTGGCGCACGGACTCGTGACAAACACATAGCCCATCGATCAGCCCTCCTCGCCAGGTTCACGGGCCACGAGCACGAGCAGCGCGCGCGCGATCGGCGTATGCCGCGGCACGCTGGCGAAGAACGCGTCACGCGCGGCATACCACCGCGCGAGCTCCTCGCCGTGCGCCCAATGGCCGGTGACCACGATCCGGTTGCGCACGGTGTCGATCGCGCGATCGAGCACGCCGTTGACGTCGTCGGGCACGAACCGCAGCGGCCGGTCCGTCACGTCCGCGCGGAAACACGCGCCACAGCCGCACGGAATATCCGCGTACCGTAACGCTTCGGCCCGCGCATAGGCCGCGCGTTCGTCGGTCGACATCACGCGCAGGTCAGCACTGACCGCGATCACGGGCGGCACCGGCAGCGCCGCGACCCACTCCGCGACGGTCGGGAACCGCCGGCACGTCGCCAGGCACGCCTTGCCCGCCGTGAGCACGTCCTCGAGCGGCGCGGCGTCGAGCACTTTGAAATACGTCCGGCTCAACGACTCGACCTCCGGCTCCTTCACCTTGAGCCGAAAGGCGCCGCAGACGCGCCGGAAGGCGCGGTCGAAGGTGCCGAAGTCGGGCTCAATCATCGAGATCTCCAGATCACGATCGGTGGTACTCATCACGGGCGCCGTCCGGCGAGCGCGCCCCAGGCGCCTCGCCTCCGGCTTAGTTCTTTCTTCGTACGTACGGACGGGATGGGATCGCGGGCGCGCGCGCGCGCGTGACTCGCGGAATCCGCGCGGAATCCGTTCGGAATCCCAGTGGAATCCGCGTGGATTCCGCGCGGAATTTCCGGCGCCAAGCAACGCGCGTGCCGCGTCAGGCATGGTGCTGTAATTTCCGCACGCGGTCCTCGCGCCGCTTTTTTTTGACGGCCGCCGCCGACGGATTGAAATGGTCGAAGTCGTGGATTTGGAAGCCACTTCCGCCGTTCTTGTCCCACAAGCCCGCCCGCACAAGCGCGTCAGCGATGGCGGCCGGATTGGCGACATGTCGGAAGCTCTTCACCACGGTCATCGGCAGAAACCCGTCCGTCAAATGTTTGTTCGCCCACATCAACCCGACCGCGTAAAATCCGAGCGCGATCGCGGGCCCGTTCTTCCCGATCACGGCGCCCGCCGCGAAGATTTTCGCGTGGTCAATCAGTTCGTCATCGAGCCGGGACCACATCCGGCCCCCTACTTCGCCACCGTCTTGAGTTGGGGGGGACGCGCCGCCGCCAGGTCGGCCTTGTCGCGCTGTTTCAGGAGCGCCTCCCGCGCGTGCGCGAGCACGGTGATCTGGTCGTCGAGGTCCTTGATCGCTTTCTCGAGTTGCGTCGGCCGTTTACTCATGAATACCTCCCGGGTGCAGGTCGGTCACATGCTCGTGCAGGAGCAGGCGCAGGAACTCCGCGATCTCCGCGTCGTCGTCGCCGGTCATGATCACCATCCAGTCGCAGTGGCCGCACCGGGCAATCGCGCGCCGCACGGGGATCAACCCGTCGCCGGTGTCCAGGATCCACTCGCGCCAGTTCATCGCGTCGGCCTCCAGACGAACCCACAGTGCACGCACTTCATCAGCCGCGGCGTCGCCCAGTACCACCGGTGATGCCGACACGCTAAAAAGGGACGTCTGGGTCGCCCCGATCCGGCAGCGCGTCGGGCGGCGAGAGCGGCGCCGGCCGTTCGTGCGCGTCCTCGATCGTCGCGAGCTCGTGCCCGAACTTCCCTTTCGTCGTCGTGATCGCGACGGCCTGCTCCGCGTGCCAGGCGGCCTCGGCGCGGGCCGCGAGTTTTTCGTTGATCGTCGTCAACCGCGTTCTTTCCGCCGGCCAGGTCGGGCCGCCGGCGACGGTGATCGTCGTGCGGATCACGTTCGGGTTTCGCGTCGGCACGGCGTCCAGGTGCGTGATCAGCACCACGCCCTGGGCGAGCTGCGCCAGGCGTTCACTCGGGAAGTGGTGCACCTCGACCTGGTCGCGCGCGTCGTTGTCGTCGGCGAGGGCGGGCGCCGTCTCACGCATCTCCGTCGGCTGAGGGCGTGAGACGGGCGCCGGCGCGTACTGGTCCGCGATCGCGGTCGCCTCGGTCACGAAGTCCGGGCGCGCCTGCTCGAGTTCCTCCTTGACATAGAGGCCGCCGAGCTGCTGCGGAAACGCTTTGCGGAGCGCGAGCGCCTCCGCACATTTGCCGAGCATGACGTGCGGCATCCGCTTCCACATGACATCGCCGCGGCCGTTCGGGCCCGGGTCCGGCACGTACTCGCCGTAGCGCGCGGTGGCGCTGTAGGCGTACCGCGTGCCGCGCGTCAACCGATAGACCGTGACCGTCGCCGTGCGCGCGTCCTTGTCGAACACGACGTCGTCGCTGCCGGCCATCTCGCCGGTGTCGTGCGCGCGGCCGCGCAGGAAATCGATCGACGTGATCGGGGTGTACCGGCCGCTGCGTTTCGTGAAATGAATCAGGCGGTCGAGCGGGTGCACGCCGCGGCGTTGGCAGTCGAACAGGAACAGCTCGAGCTCGGCGTCGGTGGCACCGACGGCGACCGTGCGTTTGATCAAGTCGAGTTGATCGCGCGTGACGATGGGCGCGGCAGGAGCGGGCGCGAGGGCGAGAGCGTCAGTCATGGGTGAACTCCGCGAGTTGATGGTGTTCTAGTGTGAGCACGAGTCGGTATTCCCACAGGCCAATCGCGCGGTCACCTCGCGCGCGTTTGTCCACGATGAACGATCCGAACTTGCGTTTCCGCAGGTGTCGCAACTGCGCCGAAATACTCGCCGGCGGATCACCGGTGATGGTTTCGATCTCGGCGAGCGTGCGCCAGCGCGCGTCGGCCATCGCCTCGAACACGCGCAGGAGTTGGCCGGTCAGTCGCGCGTGATCGTGCGCGGGCTCGTAGACCGGTCCATCGAAGAGTGATCCGGTGAAGTCGTCACGCATCGTCCCGCCGATCCCGAATATGGCTACTGATCCAGCGGCCCGACACGCGGTCATCGGGGGGCTCCGCGCCGCGCACCAACAGAAATCCGACGAGGCCCACCAAGCCGACGGCGACCCCCATCGCGGCGACCATGAGCAGGACGCCGCTCATTACCGCGCCCCTCGCTTCCGGCCGAAGGTGCTGGGCGCCTCGAGCACCTCGCCGGTCACGTGGCGATAGACGAGGACGCCCGCGTACGCGACGCGGCCGCCAATCGGTCGATGGACGAGGAACCGATCGAAGTCGCCGCGCGCCTTCAGTTCATAGAACCGCGACGGCTTAAGATGAAAGATCGCCATCAGATCGTGCGGCCCGAGCAGCTCGCCCGCCTGGGCGCGCGCGAGCGCCGCGGCACAGGCACTCTCGACGATCGTCTCGAGGGGCGTCATACGTCCGCCTGGTGGGCCGCAGCGGCGGCCAGCGCGCGGGCGCGCCGGCGTTGCCGAGCCGCGCGTTCCAGTTGCAGCGCGGTCGGGGTCATCGCCGGCCACGCAATGGCGGACGGCTTGACTTCGAGGGCGCGGGCGATCGCCTCGCGCTCGTGGGCGCGCAGCGGCGCGCCGCTGCCGTGTTCAATCTGCCAGAACCGGGTCTGGGTCAGGCCGGCCTGTTCGGCCAGGCCGTGTTGGGTCAGGTCGCGAAGGGCGCGGAGCACGCGCAAGGTCTGCGAAGTCCGGCTGCTCATACCGCGGATTATTATTTCCGCGCACTCGGGCCCGTCAATGGAATAAAATATCCAAATAGAGAGAATGCTTCAACGCGTGCCGCGGCGCCGGTATGATCGGAGGTCCCGCATGGCCGCCTCGTCGTCCGCCTCTCATCCCCTCGACACGGAATTACGCGCACGCCTGCGCGCCATCGACCCGCCGCAGCGCGAGCTGGCCGAGCGCATCGGCCGCAAACCGGCCTGGCTCAACAAGTACATGCACGGCGCCGGACACGCCACCATTGACGACGTGATCCGGATCGTCGCCGTGCTCAGCGAGGTCGAGGCGTTGTCGGAGCTGGAACGGCGAGTGGTGCGCGGGTTGCGGCGCCTGAAAGACAGCGACCGGCAGCACGACGTGCTGTGGTACTTGGAGCGCGTCGTGATGCGGCGTAAAGGATCATCCGCGCCAGGGGGGCAAACACGTCGAGGGGCAACGCGCAAAGGGCCTGGTAAACCGTGAGCCGAGACGGTACGACGCGCATGAGTTCACGCCTTTCGTCAAACCGCAAAAGCGAAGCGTAGACGCAAATGGAAATTGTATTCAATCCAGTAAAAATAACAGGTCGAAACAGATGAGTATCGATGACGGGTTTAAGAAAATGTTGGCCGGCGTGAAACAGGCCGACGAGGGCCGCGACGAAGTCATGCGCGGCCTCGAAGAGGCGTGGGCCGGTCGCACCGACCTCGAGTCCACCATCACCGGTCTGCGCGACAGTGTCGCGAGCCTGCAGGCGCTCATCATGGACCAGGGCGAACAGATCCGCGCGCTGCGGGCGCGCCTGAATGGAGACCGCGGTTGACTGCGATCGAGACGACGCTCGCGGCGATCGAGACGAAGCTCGCGACCGTGCTGGCGCTGGTCGGCGTCACCATCGCGCTGACGATCGGCGTCCTCTGGTTGGGGTTCGTGATCCTAAGCCGGCTGCCCCAGCTCTAACCGCTTCCCTGTTTGACTCCCTTGACTGGATGGTATACTATACAGAACAGTAAAGAGAGGTTTGATGATGTTGCCTTTAAGTCGTCCCCCCCGGTGGTTACGGGAGCGTCTCTTTGCCCGCTCCGGTGGGCACTGTGAACGGACCGAGTGCCGCGCCCCGCTGACGCTGGAGACCCTGCATGTCGCCCATTTGTATGCCCGCGCGCATGGCGGACCGCTCATTGAAGAAAACGTCGCCGCGTGGTGTGCGCCCTGCAACCTGCGCAATGGACCGCGCGATGTCGCGGACCACCGCGTCCTCGCCCGCGAATGGCAACTAGAAGCCCTCGATGTGATCATCGACAAACTGCTCAACGGCGCGGCGACCTTATCGGCCGCGCCGGGCGCCGGCAAGACCCTGTTCGCCGGTCTGGTCTTTGAACGCCTGTATGAATTGGATGCGGTCGACCGGATGGTCGTCCTGGTGCCGCGGCGGACGCTCGTCAAACAATGGGCGGCCAGCCTCGCGAAGGATCGGTATCTCGAGCTGCGCCCCGATGCCGCGTATGAACGGCCGCATTCGCATCAGATCGGCGTCGTCGCCACCTATCAATCCTTGCTGAATCGGGAACAACGACAAAACCATCGCGAGCAGATTGCGCAAACGCGGACGTTGCTGGTTCTGGACGAAGTGCATCACGTCGGCGAACCCGCGGGACCGGGTCAGCAGATTCCCGCCTGGGCCCAGTACGTCAAGGACCTGGCGGGCACCGTGGAACCGCCCGACCTCCACGTCACGGCGGTCTTGAATCTGTCCGGGACGCTGTGGCGATCCGCCGAAGGGGAACGCATTTCCACGGTCCGCTATACGAAGGAGCCCGATGGGCGGTTGTTCTCCTGTGTCGATTTCGATGTCCCCGTGGAGTTGTTGATCGACCGCAAGGAGCTGCGCCCCGTCGATCTCTTCCGACTCGGCGCCCGCGTGGAAATGAATGACTATGCGAATCTCAAAGTGATCGATTCGCACATCGCCGATCTAGATGCCAAACCGGCCCGAGCGGCGATCGCGCATTTAGGCAACGATCCCGCCTGGCGTGAAGCCTTTGTCGGGGCCGTCCTCGATCGGCTCAAGGCGGCGCATCAATCCTTGAACGGCTATCCGGTCAAAGCCCTGATCGTCGCCACGACCCAACAGCAAGCGCGGTGGATGCGTGACACCGCCGATGCCTTGATGCTGGCGCGCGGCTTGCGCCCGATGGCGAAACTGGCAATTTCGGACGAAGTCGAAGCGAGTGATGTCCTCGAAGATTTCCGCAAGGCGCGCACGCCGGGCGTGTTGTGCACCGTCGACATGGCCGGTGAAGGGTACGATTGTCCCGATATCGCGGTCATCGGCTTTGCCTCCAACAAACTGACGCCCCTCTATATCCGCCAGGTGGTCGCCCGCGCCCAACGAGTGACCGCGCGCGAGCGCGAGCAGCAGCATCCGATCCCGGCGACGGTCGTCATTCCCGATACCGTGGAATTAGTGGAACTCATGGTGAGCATTCTGCAACCCATGCGGCATGAGCTCGAGGCGCCGCCGGCGGCGCCGGCCCCACCACCGGGTTCCAAACCGCCGGTCGGGCCGGGCCAGACGGGTCCGCTCCCCTTCCCGGCGTATACGGTGGAAGGGATCGAAGTGGATGCGAACTTCCGCGTCAATGTGACCGGGGTCACGGATGGGGAGATTTCGGGGGCCCTTGTCACGGCGATGGAAGAGCAATTAACCGCCGTCCATTTACGGTCGGCGGATGCGCCGCGGTTTATCGTCGCGGTACGAGAACTCGTCCGCGCGCGTCGACAGGCGCAGCCCTTCGACCCGCTCAGTGATTTTGAAACGGATCTCGAATCCATGGGCGAGGAGAAGGCGCCCTCGGGGGCCACCCCGATTCGGAATCGCCCGATGACGGAGGAAGTGCAGGCGAAGCAGTTAGGGGCGCAATTGCAGCATGCCGCCGGCTGGTCGACACGCTATATGTCCATCCCCGTCGAACAATTTGTGGCCGATGTGAATCGGGCGGGCAAGATTCCGAAGGGCGGGCGGCGGCAGGCGTCCATCGCGCAGCTCGAGGCCGCCTGGCAGTATGCCGAGCAACGAATTTTTACCTATTGCGATGAGCATCAGTTGGTGCGACCCACGACGGCGCGCTGGCGTTTCGGGAACAAGGAGAAGGTCAAGCGATGAAAGCCCAGTACGACCCGAAAGATGGATTGGACGCCAGCGGCGAGTGGGTCTGGCATTTCCGGTTGGAAGCACACAACCTGTCCAAGGTTTCGCTGCTCCGCCAGTTGGTCGTCGAGGCGTTCGAGGCGGGCCACTGGCGCAGTTATGCGACCGGCATGGGCCGGGATACCTGGCGCGCCTGCGAGTTCGACTATTTTCTGATTGCGAGCGATATCGCGTATCGCGATGCGGCCGAGATTTTCACGTGGAAGGATCGCGGGCGCGCCTTAGCCGCGGCGACGATGAGTGAGGATCCCAAACAGCGACGCTCGCTCGAGCAGGCCTCCACGGCCTGGCACTCGCCGACACCGGAAACCTTGGCCCAGCGAGCGGCGCGCTTAGGGTGGACGTCAATTATGGGTGTGCGGTCAGCAGCGCCCCAACGCGCGCGCGCCTTCGTACGGCATGGCGTCACGATGGACAAGCATGCGCAGAAAACCCGCCAGCGTCAGATCAAGAACCGGCGTCCGCAACTCGACCAGGTCATCGGGGCGGTGATCAAGCGGACACAGAACGAGACGGAGTTGCGCTACATCATCGATGAATTACGCAAGCGCATCGGAAAGCGCGGACGTCCAGGCGCGGATCATCAGCAATGGGCGCGCGACGTGGAGACGTTCAAAGGCGATGCGAAAGCGTTAGCAAAACATTGGGAGCTTTCACGCCGCCAGACCTATCAACGGATAAGCATGAGTGCTAATAAATCGCGATTTAATAGCACTCAGCGGAAGGCTTCATGAAGTATCAGGACGTCTCGGTCGCGGATCGGCGCGCACTCGAAGAAGCCGCGCGCGTGGAACGGGCGGCCCGCCAGAGCTGGGATGCAGCGTTGCACCGTCTCATGCGCCTGATCAAACAAGCGTCGCGGAATGGGGCCAGCCTGCGGGCGATCGCGACGACGATTGACCGGTCGCATGGTCGGGTACGGGAGCTCTTGAATAAAGCCACAGAGGTGAAGGCGCGATGAACAAATCGAAATCGCTCGGCTACATCTACCGCCCGGCGGGGCGGCGCGTCTGGATGATGAAGTATTACCAGAACGGCCGCCGGATCCGGAAAACCACCGGCACCGCCAACAAGGCCGCGGCGCAGGCCGCGCTGAATGCGGCGACGACCGATGCGGGCCGCGGCGTCCCGACCGAGGCCAAGGTCGGCAAGATCACGGTCGACGCGGCGGCCGCCGATCTGCTCGTCGACTACGCGAACAACAACTACGACTCCGAGGACGACGCGGAAGGACGCATCCGCAATCACCTCACGCCGTTTTTCGGCGGGATGAAACTGAGCGCGATCACGACGCCGCTCGTCAACGCCTACATCCACCAGCGGCGCCAGGCGCAGGCGAAGAACGCGACGATCAATCGCGAGCTCGGGTTGCTCAAACGGATGTTCACACTGGCCGCCCGCGCCGGGCTGATCGTGACCCGGCCCTACATCCCGAAACTCGACGAGCACAACGTGCGGAAAGGGTTCTTCGAGGCGGCGGCGTTCCATGCCGTCTGCCGCCATCTGACGCCCGAGATCGCCGCTGTCGCGACGATGGCCTACGTCACCGGCTGGCGGATCGACAGCGAGATCCTCCCGCTCGAGTGGCGGCAGGTCGACCTGGCGGCGGGCACGGTGACGCTCGATCCCGACACGACGAAGAACGACGAGCCGCGCGTGTTTCCGATTACCACGGATCTGCGCGTCGTGCTCGAGGAGCGTCGGCGCGTGACCCAGGCGACCGCCGCGCAGGGCCGCCTCTGTCCGTGGGTGTTCTTCCGGCTGGTCGCGACGGGGCGGCACGGCCTGTCCGCGCAGCATCGCGCCCACGCCGCCGTCACGCTCACGCCGACGCCGATCAAACGCTTCAACAAGCAATGGCAGCGCGCGTGCGATGCGGCCGGCTGTCCCGGCCGCGTGCCGCACGACTTGCGCCGCACCGCGATCCGCAACATGAGCCGGCGCGGCGTCCCGGAGCGCGTCGCGATGTTGTTGACGGGCCACAAAACGCGCGCGGTATTTGACCGCTATCGCATCGTCAACGAGACCGATTTACGGGACGCCCAGGCGAAGCTGGAAGGGCAGCTCCGGACACCTAATGGGCATCCAATGGGCATCCCAGCGCCTACGGGCGACGATCGTGAGGAGTGAATCCGCGAAATCCTTAGGGAATTTGGAGGCGCCGCCCGGATTTGAACCGGGGGTGGAGGTTTTGCAGCCCGTCGCCCGCCCTCAAACGTGGACAGTCGCCACCCCGCGCCAATCGCCCCAAACCCGCGTATTCATTGAGCAAACTCGGCCTTTTCGCGTTCCGGTCGGGTCCGGTCCGTTCCGCCAAAATCCGCTTCTTTACGGTTCTAATGGGCACCCCAATGGGCACCCCGCGCGATCGCGTCCTCGTAAGTGAGTTTCGTGCAGACGCGTTGTGCGCGCCCCGACCGGCGATCCGTCCAACCCACAACCGCGTCGCCGATCGCGCGTCCTGCGGCCGCCTGACGCGCCGGGCGGGCCGTCTAGGGCCCGCGTCGCGCGCCGCGGCCGACCAGCAGCAGGGCCAACAGCGCGACCACGAGCAGCACGCCCGGCGTCAGCATGGCGCGCGGTCAGATCGACCGGCCTTGCAGCAGCCGGACAACGACGAGCACGACCACGATCAGCAGCAGGACGTGAATCAGCGACCCGCCCACCGGCACGACGAACCCGCCGAGCAGCCAGAGCACCAGCAGCACGACGATCAGCACTTCGAGCACGCCCATGACGCCCCTCCTGGTTCCGGCCACGGGCCGGGCGAGCGCGGGAAACACCGCGCCGCCCCGGCGGGATTGTCGGGCCGCAGCGCGAACCAACACCGCACGCCCGCCCGACCCGTCGTCAGCTCTCTTTCGGTTGGGCCGGCGGCGGTTGGGTCGGCGGCGGCTCGGTGATCGGATGCGTGGGGTGCGCGCCACCGTCGTCGGGACGCGTGGGCCCGCCCGGGCGATCCGGCTTGGGGTCGTGGCCGGGTTTGTCGTGGTCGGGTTTGCGATCAGTCATGGTCCTGGGCTCCTTCTTGAACCGCGTCAGCACGCGACGCGGAACGCATGGACGATCGGCCTCCATTCGCCTTGCCACTCCGCGTGGATCTCACTCACGAACAGCGTCTGACTCGCGGGTTCCCACCAGGCGCCGCCGAACGTGCAGATGCCGTGCGCCACCAGCTGCGGGAACGGCTGGCCGTCGTGCGCCACCTGATGCAGATTGACGGCATCGGTCGTCGGTGGCAACAGGATCGGTGAACACGTGCCCTGCGCCACTGTGGCGAGATCCTCGGCCGCATAGATGAACAGGGCGGACGCCATCGTGGTGACACCCGGCCCCGTGGCGCTGTACCCGTACCTCGTGTCGTTCTGCCCGTGCGCGCACATTTTTCGGACCCCGTATTCCTGCGCGGGGCCGTACCACACATGGCAGCGACCGAGATCGCCATACTCGGCGGCATGGGCCGCTAACGTCTTCGCCATCTGTCCAATCAGCACCAATCCCTGCTTCACCGGACCCGACACGAACGCGCCTGCGGAAATCACATCGACTGAGGTGAACGTCGTGAAGGGCCGATAGCTCGCGCCACAGAGTTCCCCGTTGACCGTGCACCCGGTCCCGTCCTGCACCGGATTGTGCTGTGGCTCCGCGCCTTTCGAGTCCGGCTCGCCGTAGTGCGTCCATCCGCATTCGTCGACATCGTCCGTGCGCGGCTGAGGGTGATCGATGTCCGTGTGGATCAAGTTCGTGGTGGGGATCGTGACGTGTGCCGGATCGGCCGGACTATCCGGTGGCGTGCCTGCCGGGGGGAGGTCGAAGGCTGAGAAGTACGGCCCCCAGGGCGATGTCGCATTGCCGGATCCAATCGGGGCACCTGCGCCCAGCCGCATACCGCCCAGCACTGCCTGGAGCGACTCCGGGAGGGCCACCAGATAGCCGCCGACGCGCATCGAATGACAGGCCAGCCGCCACGGACCGTCCGCACGTGGGCCCTCTGGCAACAGCTGCGAGGCGCCGAGACACGGATCGTGCGAACCCGCCACGTTGTATTGGTCCATGTAGGTCCAACACAGGCGCTCGCTCTTGGGGTCCCACAACAGCCCCTTGATCGGCAGGGAATTGCCGGCGGCGGACACGCGCAGGCCACACGTCACGTCACCCCAGGACGTGACCAGCGTGCACCGGGTGCCGACACCGGTCCACGCGAGTTCGTAGACCGGATCCATCCACCCCGTCTCCGCTTGTGCGCCCGTGATGAAGAGATGAATCTGCCCATCGACGACACGGCCCGACAGGGCCCCCGTCGAATACCCGAACCGGGTTTGTCCGCTGATGTCGAGCGGCAACGTGGCCGATCCTAAGTAGGTGAAATCATCCGGCGTGATCACGGGGTGCGTCGTGGGCGGCGGGATCGGCTCGGGCGGCACGACGCCGGCGAGCTGCGCCGCCGTCGCCCGCGCCATGCGGATCGCCTGGTCGATAGCGAGCGCCTCGTCCATGTCCGGGTTCGCGGCCATCAGGCCGCCGAGCACGTGGCCCGTCAGCGCGGCGAGCGTGGGATCGACCTCGCGCGCAGCGAGGAGGCGATCGAGTTCGCGCAGCACGTCACGCGGCGTTCGCACGGGGGGCCTCCGGGGCGTCCGGGATCGTGATCGTCAACGTGTCGTCGTCGAGCGTGAACGACGGCGTCGTCGGGTCGAAGCCGAGCGCGGCGAGTTGCGCGTTCTGTTTCTTGTGCGCGGTCGCGAGGTCGGCCCGCGCTTGCAGCGCGAGCACCTCGCACCGCGACGCCTCGCTGCAGATCGCGCGCAGTTTCCAATAGTCGACGGCGTCGAGCGTGCGCGTCATGCGGTGACGCCGGCCATCTTGTTCCAGTCGGTCATTAACTGACTTTCGAGGTCGGCATCGCCGGCGGCCGTGACCGTCGCGCCGACCGTGAAGCTGTAGGACGTCTCGAAGTTCATCACGTTGGGTCGGGTGACGAACGACGGCGCGAGGGCTTGCGCGGCGCCGAACAGGTTCGCGGTCACCGTGTTCGCATAGGCGGCGCGCTCGGCGTGGTGCAGCGTGCTCGGATCTTCTTCGAGCACCTGCCACGCGACGTTCGCGAGCGCGTTCTGCAGCCGCAGCCGAAACCGCGGATCGGCCGCGAGGGCCTGTTGACTATATGCATCGTTGGCAGCCATCAGAGGGATCCTTTCAGGAGGGCGCGGAACTCGGCGATCGCGGCATCGTGCTGTTGCCACCCGACGATCAGATCGGGCACGAATTTGCTGTAATCGGTCATCCACGGCCGCGCGAGCGCGCCGTCCATGGTCCGTTCGTCAGTCCCGGGAACCACGGCGCGCGGATAGAGCGCGTGCGCGTCCTGGGCAAACACGCCGCGATCGCGCGCGCCGTCGGCTTTCCACGTGAAATCGTGCACGACGACCGCGCGCAGGGCCGCGAGATCCATCGCGGCCCCGAGATCGTCTTTCAAGCGCGCGTCGGACGTGGTGCTATAGGACACGCTCGTGGCGCCCGTCTGGGCGATATTCCCGGCCTGCCCGTTGACGCTGTTATAAAACAGAATAAAGTTCGCGGCATTGCTGGGGTTATAGTTCTGCACCGCGATCCCGCCAGGCAGGCCGCCCGTCGTGGTGAGCGCGATCACGGTGCCGTACGTCGCGGTCAACGCATTGAGGCCTAGACTGCCGGTGACGTTTTGCGCGCCGGTGAACGTGTTCCCGCCCGCGAGTTGCGCAAGTTGCGCGAGCGCGGCGTCGATCTGGTTGTAGATCGTCGTTTTTTCCGCGTTGTTGATCACGGTCCCGCTCGTCCCGGTCCCGTCGTCGTCGATCCATGCCGTCCGGGTGATCGTGACTGCCATTAGGCGGCCGCCTCTCTGATAACGCGCAACAATTCCTCGAACGTGAAGCGGACGCTGGACGCCTCGACGGTGTAGGTCGGCGGGAGATGCGGGACGCCGAACTGCTGAACCGTGACGCGCTGAATGAGAAAATCCCCGCGCAGGTTGATCGGCGGCCCGAGGTTGATCGTCACGGTCGCGCCCGCGCGCGTGTTGAGATCGCGACACGTGTAGTGCACGGTGATGATCCCGACCTTGCCGTCGGCGTCGCGTTCGGCGAGCTGCGCCAGGCGGGCGCGGGCGCGCGCGTGCGCCTCGGTCGCCGACAGGCGCCGATCCTGGATCTCGTCCTCGACGATCCCGTCGGCCCCGCCGCCGAGTTGCGCCGCGAGCGCGGTTTGCGCCGCGACGTCGTCCTCCTGGACGAACAGATCGACCGGGTCGCCTTTGACGATCGCGACGCGGATCGCGCCGACCCCGGTCGCGGGAATGCCGCGGATCGTCGGGGCCGCCGCGATCGTCGTGTTGTACGACAGGGGCGAGGCGACCGACCCCGGGCCCGACGCCGGGACGCCGGTCAGCGTGTTGCCCGCGATCCCCGTGTAGCGGATGACTTGCGACCCGGCGATCGCCCAGCCGCCCGACGGCGAGAATGCCGCGAGACTCGCGCATGGGACCGTCGGCGATCCCGCCAGGACGTTCCCCTGTGGTTGGACCAGGGTCGACGTGTCCGACGTCGGCGCGTTCGCCCCGAGCACGGCGTCGGCCGCCGTGTCGACCCAGGTCGTATCGACGTTGTTCGCGATCGTCGTGAGGACGCGCAATTGCGCGAGGTTCGCGGCCGTGCGATAGAGCACGCGCGCGGTCACGGTGGGCGCACCGACGGGAATCGCGGACAGGTTCACCTGGGCCGCTGTCGCCGCGTTCGTGCTCGGGGCCGCCGCGCCAAGACTCGCGTCCGGCGTCGTGTCGAGGTACGTCGTCACGACGTTGTCGAGCGTCGCGAGCAGGAACAGGGTCGAGGATCCGATCTTCGTGCGGTACAGTTTCCGACTCGTCACGACGGACCCGCCGATCGGGATCGCACTCAGCGGGATCTGTTGCAGGTACGCCGTGTTCGTCGCGGGCGGCGCGGCCCCGAGCGTCGCGTTCGCTTTGGTATCGGTATAGGTCGTCGCGGAGTTGTTCGCGATCGTGTCGAGGTAGCGCAGGCCGACGCCGCCCGACCGGCGATAGAGCTTGCGCGCCGTCACGGCGGCCGCGCCTTTCGGAATGCTATCGAGCGCGAGCGCGACCGTCCCGAGGGCGGTATTGGATCCCGGCGCGCCCGCGCCGAGTTGCGCGTCGCTGAGGGCGTCGCTGTAGGTCGTCGCCGTGTTGTTGTTCAACGTGGAGACCAGGCGCATCGTGCCCGTGCCCGCCAGCGAGCGATAGAGTTTGCGCGCGATCACGTTCGCCGATCCGCGCGGGATGTTCTGCACCGGGACGGTGTGATTCGGGCTGGTCCCATTCGCCGACGGCGGCGCGGCCCCCGCGACGCTGTAATCGTCGTCGAACGGCGCGCAGAGGCCGCCCGTCGCGTTGTTGGCGACTTGTCCGGCATACTGCCATCGATTCGCGATGATGTGAACGCCGTTCGTCGTGCTGTTGCGATAGATGTTGACGTTCGTGCAGCGCAAATCGGTCGACCCGTACGCGCGGACGATCGTGTCGATCGCGCCCGTTCCCGGAGACACGACGATCATGTTGCTCGACGACACCAGCGTCTCGCCCGTCGCCGTCACCCAGGTGTACACGTAAAAGAGCGTCCCGCCGTTGTAATTCCCCGACGACGAGCTCCCGCTCGGCACGACCGTCGGCCCCGTCGTCGGATCGGGCACGTTGTCGGACCCGACGGTGAGCGCGGCGCCGGGCCCGAGCGTCGTCTCACCGTACGCGGTGACGAACGAGACGCCCCAGGTATGGGTGCCGTTCGGCACAGCCCCGCCCGCCGTCGGCGCGCCGAATGTCGGCGCGGTCGCGGGCGGGGTGATCGGCGTGTTGCCCGTCGTCGCGCTCCCGCCGATCGGCCCGGGCGTCGTCTCGCCCGCCGCCGTCACAAACGACACGGCGTAGTCATGCGTCCCGAAATCGGGGCCCGCCCCCTCGGCCCCGAGCGTCACGTTGGGCCCCGCCGGCGGCGGCGGCGTGACATCGGTCGCCCCCGTGACGCGCGGCCCGGGCGTGGTTTCCCCGGTCGAGACGATGAACGTGACGGCGTAATCGTGCGCGCCCAGGTCGGGGCCCGGGCCCGCCACCGTCGGCGGCCCGGCGACGGGCGCGGCGGCGGGCGGCGCGAACACGCCGACCTGCACGGTGGCGACGGGCGAGGGGATCGTTTCCCCCGCCGCTGTGCGGTACGTCACGGCATAGTTATGCGCGCCCGGCGTGACGCCGGCGCCGGGCACCACGAGCGCGTTGAGGGCCGAAATCGGGGCCGCACCCGGCCCGACGAGTGATCCGCCGCCGCCGAGGTCGACACTGGCGTACTGCACCCGTTGGGGTCCGGCCAGGACGGTGCCGCCCGTCGGCGGGTACCACACGGCCGTATCGACCGGGATCATGGTCGCGCCCGGGGCGATCGCCTCGAGCGCGTTGGATCCGCCCGCGTCGACATACACGCGCGTCACGACTTGCGAGAGATCGCGATCCCAGGTGATCCCCGCCATCGACGGATGGACGGCGTTGACGATGGTCGGCGGCGCGGTCGCCGTGTCCGTGAAAAACAGGCGGACGACTTTGGTGTAGTCGCACTGCCAGTCCCCGCCGACGCGCGTCACGAGCTGCCCGATCGCGTTGTCGAGGTTCTGCTCGGTAAACGTGATCTCGTCGATCCGCGCGGCAGCGATATCGGCCGCGACCTGCAACGTATACCCGGCGGGCGCGCGCGTCATCAGCGACGCGGCGATCGCGCCGACCGTCGTCGCCGTGAATTTGTCCGACACCTTGCGCCGCTGCAGCCCCCACTCGTAGTCGATGAGCGCGCAGTCATACACCATGTTCGCGGCGACGGGTTTATCGCCCACGTAGCGGTGGCGGGTACTGAGGATCGTCCCGCCGAACGCGCGGTCCGCGTTGTTGGTCGATCCTAACGTGATCACGACGTCGGTCCCCTCGACGGGCACCCACCCGTACGCGGTCATCGTGCCGGTCGTCGGCGTACTGCTGACGGAGTCGTTGATCGTGAGCGAATCGATCAACACGCCGACGCCTGGGACCGTGCCGATCGGCACGCCGCCGATCGCGATGAACGGGCGCCCGCTCGTGTAGTTCGAGCGCGTGGCGCCCGAGCGCGCGATCTTGGCGATCGCATACAGCGGGACTTTCGTCCCGAGGAGGACCGGCCACCCCGAGCGGGTCGCCTTCGACCGCGCGATCCCCGAGCGGGCGATCGTGAGGGTCATGTCCCGTATGGCAGGCGCATCCCCTGCCCCTTCAGCAACGCGACCTGCGCGTCGCCGACGGCGCGCGCGATCGCGTCCGGGGTGCCGAGCGGGTGCGTGATGTAGAAGTTATTGACGACACCGCCACCGCCGGCGCCGCCGCCAGGCGTCACGAACCCGCTGGCGCCGGGGGTGAAGATTTCCGGCGCCTTGCCGCCGCCGATCAGGTACGACTGGCCGGCGACGACCGGCCCGCCGCTGTCGCGCGTCTGCACCGGGGGCGGGGCGAATCCGGTGTCGATGTAGAACCCGCCGCGCGCGTTTTGGACGTCGCGCATGTCCTTCTGCATTTGCACGTACGCGCCCGAGTCGTGAAAGCTGGTCAGGCCCGCGATCATCTCGGCGGTGCCGGCGACCACGACGCCTTGGAACTGTTCAAAGGAATCCTTCGCCGCCTTGAAGTGCGTCGTATACGCGGCGCCGATCACGTCGGCGGACTCGGTGGCCGCCGCGGTCGTCGTCTGGATGCCCTGCTGGATCGCGTCCTGCGCCTGGGCGTCAGCCAGGTTGGCCTTGAGGAAGGCGGCCTCGCTCGCCTCGGCCGCTTGTTTCTTCTGAAACTCGGCGAGGATGCGGTCGTTGGTCGCTTTCAACATCGCCTGGTCGATGACCTTGCGCTGGTCCGCTTCCGCTTTCTCGAGATCCGCCGTGGCCGTGAGCGCGGTCGCGTAGTCCTCGAGCGCGATCTTCACCGCGGCCACTTGCTGCGCGGTGACCCCGTAGGCCTTCGCCAGGTCGCCCTGGGATACCCCCGCCGACAAATAGAACTTGATCGCCTCGACGACGGTGCCGTCGAGCGTGTCAAGGGTCGTCTGCCACCCGACGGTGGACGCGTTGAGGGCGTCGGTCGCCTTTTGCCACTCGGCCAGCGCCGCAGCGTCCTTCTTGACCTGGTCTTCGTGCGCCTTTAGCACTTCCTTCTGGGCCTCGAGCGCCTCGCTCGCCGTACGCACGTGGGGCGCGAGCTGCTGCACGGTGGCGTCATGCGCGGCCGTCGTTTGCGCGATCAGGGTCTCGAGGGGCGGCAGCTCGGTCGCCTTCAGGCCGAACGCCTCGAGCGCCGCCGCGCCGTTGCGAAAGGCCGTGGCGACGAGATTCGCGGGACTGATGACCGCCTTGACGGCATCCGGGAGCGCGGTATAGGCCACGCGCAGCTTGTCGATCCACCCGACAAACAGCGACAGTGCCGGGATCAAGTCCGCGCCGAGGGCGATCCCCAGCGCGGAGACATGCTCCTTGAGCGCGTTGACCTGGAACCCGAACGCCTCGGCGTCCTTGGCCTGCTGCGCGGTCCACGGTTCGATGTCGGCCGTGCGGCGCAGGCCGTCGTCGAGGTCGTTGAGCGCGTGCGCGACGTCGCGGTACCCCTTCCCGAGCACCTCGGTGCCCGCCGCGGCGCGCGCGGAGGGATCCGCGATGCGTTGCAAGCCGGCGGTGACGAGCTCGAGATATTTATCCGGCCCGGCGGCTTTGAGCTGCTCGGTCGAGAGGCCCATCGCGGAGAGGCCGCGTTGGAAGGCCTCGCTGTTCTCGCCCATGCGTTGTTCGAGCTTGAACACGACATCGGTGAGCTGATTCAGGTCGGCCCCGATGACGTGCGCCGCATTGGACAGGCGCGAGAGCGCCGGCACGCTCATGCCGGTCTTGTCCGCCAGGTCGTCGAACCGGGCGATCACGTCGGCGGAGTGCGACCCGAGCTCGAACAGCGCCGTGCCGAGCGCGACGACGCCGCCGGTCAGGCCGACCGCCGCGACGCCCACGGTGCCGAGCGACTCGGCGAACCCGGTCGCCACCTGGGTCGCGGTGCCCATCGGATCGCTAATGGTGCTCTTGATGTTGACGCCCTCGCCGATCTTCGAGAGCTTCGCCGCCGCCGTATCGGCGCCCGTCTCCATCGTCTTCACGGCGGCGGTCGCCGTCGCGGCCTCTTTGGTGAAGGCGCTGAAGTCGGCGAGCAGCGTGCCGGTCAGGGCCATCAGCGATCCGCCTCGGCCTGGTCGAGATGCTCGACGAGCACGTCATAGACGGCGCGCGGGAGCGCGTCCACCCACTCGTACCGCCAGCCGCCCATCGCGCGACAGATGTTCATGGTGGAGAGGACCCGGGTGCGGAAGTGCTCGTCTTTTTTTTTGCGTCGAGGGCCGCGTCGGCGGCCGCCTCGTGGCGGTCGAGCACCGCAATGATCTCGCGCAGCGTCGCCTTGTCGAGTGCGCCCAGCGTGGCGCGGCGCGTCTCCTCGGGCAGATCGAGATCGTAGGGCAACGGTCCGCCGTCGAGGCCGACAAGCGACCACCCGACGATGTAGGCGAGCGGCTTCGCGAACGTCTTGCGGTCGGCGAGCGCCGTGAGCATCTCGACGTACTGGCCCGCGTTGAGTTCTTTCTGCACGTCGAGATAGTCGCCCTCGGAGAGCGGCACCCGCACGACTTCCGGCGCGACGACACGACAGCGGCCCATTCATGTCACCAGGGACTGCGGCGGCCCGAGGGTCGCGGTCAGGCGACCCTCGTCGCGCGCCAGGGTTTTGATCGGAAACCGCCATTCGCCTTTCGCGTGCTTCGCGGTGAAGACGAGCGGCGTCTGCGCCATCTTGAACGGGTCGGCCAGGACCACCGTCGCGGTCAGCGTCCACGCGGTCAGCGTCTTGTCGGTGGGCGTGACCGCATACCCGTGGATCGCCGCGGCGGTGTAGTGCCCCCATTTGATCGACCCGATCACGCCCGACAGCACGGCGCGCCTCGCTCTACGGGTGCGTCCACGGGCCCGCGGCGACAAACGCGCCGCTGATCGTGACCGCGCCGTTGGCCGGCACGGAAATCTTGCCGTCGAGGAGGCCGCGCCCCGAGAACTTCGGCGGGGTGGTGCCCAGGCTGGTCGGGAACAAGTCCAACCACGGCGCGACCGTGCCGAAGATGACCGAGAAGATCACCAGGCCATCGACCGGATCGTACATGCCGCCAAAGGTGCCCTTGAGGTCCGGCAACCCATCGACGTACACCTGGTTGGTGTCGCCGAAGCACGTCACCTTGACGTGATCCTTCGCCATGTCGAGGTCCCATTTATCGAGCGAAGCGACCAGGACTGACGCGACCCCCCCGACGCCCGTGGGGTCCATTTTGATCTGCCCGCTTTTGCCGTGAATCCGATCGATCGCTGCCATAGCGTGTTCCTCGAGGTTGCGGGTTTACGTGACGAGCGGGGCGACCATGACGTGCAAGTGACCCCCGCAGCGGTTCCAGCGAATCGACGGATCGATGTCGTCGACTTCGACGGTCTCGATCTCCTCCTCGAACTGCGTGAGCATCGCGCCGTAGTCCGCGATCGCCAGGTCGGCATCGGTCAGCAGGGTCGCGATCCGCGCGAAGGCGCTCTCGACGTCGGTGCCGGTCGTCATCAGCGCGCGCGCCTCGACCAGGTAGACCGTGTCCTTGAACCCGGGCCCGCCGAAGATCGGGATGTCGGCCGCCGAGACGAGCTGCACGATCCCGAAGCGCGTCGCGCCGGGCGGCGCCTCGGCGAACCACACGCCGTCGGGCAGGATCACGCGCAACGCGGCGTCCTGCTGCAACACCTGGAGCAGTGCGATCGTGATCGTGGCGACGTTAAGCACCGCCCGTCACCTGCAGGCCCATGTCCTCGAGCACGCGCGGAATCGGCCCCGCATAGAGGCCGCGCCGCGCGCGGATCAGCGTCGCGGAGAACAACGGATTCGCGGGCATCGACCCGCGGTAGGCGCCGATCGCGGTGTGGCGCGCCTGGCTGCCCCGCTCAAACACCGCGGCATGGGGCGACGTGTTGATCACGACCGCCTCGGTGCGCGTCGCGTCCGTGTGCACGACGACCGCCAGGTGATCCTTCAGATTGCCGGTGCGCGTCGGATACCCCGCGTAGATCGTCTGTTTCGCCGCCTGCGCGGCGCCCTCGACCTCGGGCGCGGCCGTCGCGGTGAGATCCTGCGCGAGCGTCGCGAACTGGTCGACGAGCTCCTGGATCCCGGTCCACTGGAACCACACCGACGCGCCGCCCGGCCCACTCACTCGACCACCTCCGCGCAGACGAGATGTAACTGCACGTGGCGCTCTTCGTAGTCGAAGATGCCGAGCACCGAGAGGCTGCGCCCGTCATAGAGAAACCGCGTCTTGGTCGTGAGGCCCGTCCGATACGGGACCGTCACAATGTGCGTCGCCATCGAGATCGTGGTCCCGGCGGTGATTTGCTCGAGCGAGGCCTGCGAGGCGGGCGTGATGCGCGCGAACTCGGGCGGCGGCAAATCGATCCACGACTGCGTGTAGCCGGTGCCGTCGGGGATCGGCGGGCCGGGTTTCTGGAACAACCCCTGGTGGAGCCGTTGCCCGCTCGAGACGTAGGCCGCGGTGGTGGGACTCATGCGATCCCCGGATCGTGATAGGCGCGCAGCAGTTCACGGACCAGCACGTGGAGCTCCTCCGGGTCCTGGCGCGCGGGGCCCTCGAGGTCGTCGCCGCGGAACCGATAGAACTCGCCCGCCTGCACCAGAATCGCTGCGACGACCACTTGCGGCACGGTCGTCTCGTCCCAGGCCTCCGCGATCGCTTTCGTGCGCGTTGTCGTGCTGCACCAACCGAGGATCTTCGCCTCGGCCTGGTCGGCCATGCTTTGCACGTCCGCGTCATCCGCGGTCGACGTGATCCGCAGCCGCGCCTTGACTTGATCGAGCGTCACGAACAGCGCCACGGGTTACCGCCGCCTCGTGTCGTCATAGACCTGTTGCCAGTCCTTGCCGGCCGGCCCGATGGGTCCGGGCCCGCCGTCCTTGCCGTCCTTGCCGTCGCGCCCGCGTTTGACTTTCAGCGTCCACGCTTTCGAGCCGTCGCCGGGTTTGGTCGTCGTCGGCGCCGTGCAATGCCACTCCGAGCCGGCCCACGTCACGCCATCGCCGGGCTCATAGGCGCGGCCCTCGATCCAGACGCCACGGTAGAGCTCGACGGCGAACCGCGCCGTGCCGATCTCCTTCACGATGTCGCCATGCGCGGCGGTGATCGTGAATGACCGATCATCGGCTTGCGTCACGCCGAGGTCGTCGAACCCGACGCCGTCGACGCCGTCGCGGCCGGCGGGCCCGGGCGGCCCGGGCACGAGCGCGCGCGTCTCGAGCACGGCCAGGCGTTCGCGCATGGTGCCGATCTCGGTCGTCGCCGTGACCAGGCCGGCGAGCTGCGCGTCGAGCACCCCGAGGCGCGCGGTGACTTCCTCGAACTGGCGCCGCACATAGTCGCGGATTACCGGCGCGATGCCGTCGACGATCGCCGCGAGCTCGTCGGCGGTCATGCGGCTAACGCCTTTGTCAGCAGGTGGCCCATCTGCGCGGCCATCTGTGTCGGGGGCACCTGGTCGGCCGCCGGCGTCGCCATCGGCGCCGGGGTCGGTTTACTGAACGGGTCCGCGCTGTCACGTTGCGCGAGCGCCTTCAGCGAAAAATATTGCTGCTGCATGTACGGTGTGTCGCCACCTTCGACGGGCGGCAGGCCGAAGTACCGCTCGCGCGCTTCGTCCGGCGACATGGCGCCGGCGCCGATCGCGTCGGCGGCGGCCTTCGTCTTGGTCGCCGTGTCCATCCAGATCAGGTCGTCGATGTCGAACTCCGTGCCGTAGGGCGTGCCGTCGAGGCCGAGCCCCTCGTCGAGACACGCCTCGAAGTTCGTGATCAGCGACTGAATACAGAGCGAGTGGTACATCTGCCACTCGGACTCGAGCTGGACGCCGCGCGGCGGTTCGCCGACGCCAATCAGAAACGGCGGCACGTGATAGCAGCTACAAATCGTGGCGGCGGTCCAGCCCAACTGCGCGATCAGTTCCGCATCGTGGGCATTCACCGTCAATTGCGTGTACTTGAGATCGCCCGTGAACGCTGCGACATTGCCGGCGTTGGGACCGCTATAGGCGGCTTTCCATTTGGCCGCGAGATCGGCGAGGGCGGCGTCCGTCACGCCGGGCGGCGTGGTGATCATTGCGCTGGGGCGGCTGGCATTCGTAAAGAACGCGGTCGAGCTGTTCTGGATCGCCAGCCCCTGCATCGCCGCCGCCGCGCAGGCGTAGATGGGCGACATGCCCACGAGCGGATGAAACAGGCACACCATGCGGTCGTGAATAATTTCGCTCGCCGGCACGATGACCTTGTCGGGCTCGCCGGTCAGCGCCAGCGTGCCCGACAAATTGTCATGCTGCAGTTGGTAGTAGATCCCGCCATCGGATGTGATGAGCGGCAGACAGCGCAGCGGGTCGAGCACGTAGAGGGCGGTGACGATGCCGCGCGCGTCGCGCTCCTTGAGCACGTACGTGTTGCCCCACATCAGTTTGGACGTGATCCACTGCTCGACGAACTTCGTGATCGTCTGGTAGCGGTTCGGTTTGCGGAGGACCGGCGAAAAACTCGGCGAGGCCGTCTCCTCCCACAACCCGTCGTCGGTCTCCTCGACCAGGCGCAGGGTCAGCTTCCCCATGTCCTGGGCAATCAGGGTGACGCACGCGAACACGGGCGCGTATTGGAGGACCTGGTCGCGGCGGCCTTCGACGTTGACCTGCCAGGCGCCGCTATAGGGTTCGCGCACGACGAGCGGCCACCAGCCGCCGCCACTCGCGGCGCCAGGACTATAGGGCGCCGTCAGGCTTTTCGCGGTGAGCTCGAGGCCGCGGCCGAACAACTGCAGCCGGACACTCGCCATCAGCGGCCGAGGCCGCCGTGCGGCGGATCGGGGGCGTGGCGGGCCGTCCCGCGCGTCGCCGTCACGGTGAACGTCACCGGGTCGGAGAGGTTGCCGCCTGCGCGGACCTGGATCGGCACGACGCCCTCGGTCGCGGTCGCCATGACGACGTCGGTCGTCACCGCCGTGTCCGAAACGACGGTCGTCGCGCGGTCGGCGCCGTTGGCGACAATCACGCTGTCGGCCGCGAACCCGGTGCCGGTGACTTGCAGCGTGAAGTCCGGCGCGCCGAGCGCCACGGTCGCCGGCGTCAGGCTGGTGATGGTCGGCGGGACGATCGGCGCCTCGGTCCAGCCGTCGATCGAGACGAACCCGATCCCGCGCAGCGTTTCGGCCAGCGCGCGATCGGTGACGGCGTACGTCTCGCCCTCGAGATGTTCGACGCCGTTCTCGGTGTGGTAGACGCGGGCGACGACGTCGATCGACTCGCCGGCCGCGCGCTCGGCCACGTGTTTACCGCGCATGTTTCCTCCCGGTGGCGGCCGTCGGGCCGACGCGCGGCGGCACCGCGTCCACCGCACACCGCATCGCAAAGCCGGCGACCTCGAGCTGCTCGACGAGGCCGGCCTCGACCGTGATCACATCGCCCGCGCGCGGGTACTGGCCCTCCCAGTACCCGTCGCGGAGCACCGTCATAGAGACGCGCATGACTACGCCGTGTAGGTCGCGACCGTGTACTGCACGACGCCGGCGCGCGCCTTTTTCCAGTTGATAAACCGTTCCGCCCGGAGGCCGACGAGGTTCATCTGCCACAGGGACGTGAGCAGCGTCGTCGCGACCGGCGGATTGTCGAGCGTCGAATCCATCTGCAGCGACGCTTCGCGCGACACGTCGATCGTCACGCCACCGTCATCGGCATAGAGGATCTGGCTCGGTTGCACGAGCGCGACGGTCGTGCCGGCCGCCTGCGAGGTGACCGCCTTGTAACCCATGATCTGGCCGCCGCCTGGCCCCATGCCGGGAAACAGCATCTGGCCGAGCGGGTTGAGCGCGTTGGTCAACGCGAGCGCGTTCGTCTCCGACATGATGAGCACGGCACCCGCGGTCGGCAGGTTCAGCGCCGTCATGGCGTTGGCGAGCGCCTGAATGTCCGTCCGCGCATTGGCCGGGGTCGTGCCGGCCGACGTGATCGGCGTGACGCCGTTGGTGACCGAGCCGGGCGACACGCCCGCGACCGGCGCTTTCGCCGGGTTGATGAACTCGGAGTCGAGGAACGCCGAGATGCCGGCAATCATGTCGCGCCGGATGACTTCTTCGGCCGACGGGGTCGAGGTGCGCGCGAGCTCCTCGGTGATGACGATGATCCCGGCGCACTTGAGGATCGTCAGCGTGATCGTCCCGAACTGCAGCGTCCCGACCGGCTTGGGCGCGCCCTGACCGACCCACTGATACGTGCCGCCGCCGGTCTGGCTGGCGACCGAGACGTTGAAGGGCACTTTGAAAAACGTGTCGATCTTGCCGAGGATCGTCGCGGGCCGCAGGAGCGCGAGAAAGTCCGACGTCAACGGCGTGATCGGCGCCAGCGGGCCGGCCCACGTGGCGTCGGTCGTCGTGCCGGCGGCCACGGCGGCCTTGAGCACGAGCTCCACCTCGGGGGTCGAGTCGTGCCACCGCTTCGCGTACTCGACCGCCTGCAACGTCGAGCCATGCGACACGGCGAGCGCCTGGCAGTACCGAATGAACGCGGTGCCCTGCGCCACGTTGCTCTTGACCGAGATCACCGGCACGGTGCCGCGCTGCCGGCTCGCGTCGTCGGACGTCGCCGCGGTGATCGGGATCGCTTTCGCGACATTCGTCGCCTCGAGGTCCCGGAGGCGCACGAGGTGCGCGTCGATTGCCTTGAGCTCGGCGGCGAGCCCGTCGTATTCGTCCGTCTCGGCCTGGTCGAGCGTCGCGCCGGCCTCGGCCGACTTGGTCATGATCGCGGTCATGCGATCGTGTTTGACGACGCGGCTGCTCTCGTAACTCGTGATCTGTTCACTGATCGTTTTCTTGTCCATGGGCGGCGCGCCCTTGTCGACGCGCACGATCGGCAGGGGGTCCCTGTCGCGGGACGAATGAGGGCCAGACGCGGCCAGGTCAAGCGATTTGATCGAGGAAATCGTCGCGCCGGCGTGGGCCGGAATCGCGACGAGCGAGAGCTCGAGGATCTCGGTCTTGAGAAACCGCAGGCCGCCGGTCTCTTTGTTCAGGACATGGCCCATCGATCGGAACCCGATCGACACGCCGGCCAAGAGACCCGCCTTCACGCTCTGCCACGCCTCGTCGATGCGATCGCGGAGCGCCCCCGGCTCGGCCACCGTCGGAAACATCGCCGTAAAGGCGAGGCCGTCGACGGTCGGTGTCTGGAACGTGACCTGGCCGACGGGTTTTTTGGCGTCGTGGTACAGCAGCAGCGGCAGCGGGTTTTTGAAGGCGATACCGAGCGGTTCGACGACGTCGCCCATGCGATCGGGCTCGGGCGTCGAGGCAATGCCCGCGATCGTCCGCTGGTCGGTATCGACGGCTTTGATGTGGAGGACGGCGTACGCGCGCGTCAGCGGCACGCGCCGTAGAATGCGGTCAGCTCAGCGTTTCTGCCGGTCAAAAACCCGCCGCTCGTGGTAGTCGGCGACGAATTCGTTGACGGCCTCGCGCAACAGGCCCGCGATCCCGGTGTGGTTGTCGCTGGCGACGCGCCGCAGTTCGAGCCGTTGCGCCGGGGTGACGCGGAGCTCCACGCGCGCCGTCGCGGGGACGTCGGCGATCGGCGGACGACCTGGCGGGCGTTTGCTCATGGTGTCCCGTTCATCCGAGGACGACCATGGAATAATTCGGCGGCGCCGGGCCCGGCGTCACCAGCGGCGCCAGCGCCTGCAGAATCGCGTCGATGCCATCGATCTTGTTCGGCGAGTCTTCGTGCTCTTTCCGCGGCCACAAACTGTCGTCCTGCCCGCGCGTGACCACGGTGTTGCTCGCCATCCACTTCAGACACGAGTTGCCATCGTGCCGAAACCGGCGCTGGCGCAGGCGCGCCTCGAGCTCGCGCGCCGGCGCCGTCAGACTCTTGCGATCCTTGGTGAGGATCGCCGCCGGAATGCCGTCGTCGTGCAGGTTCGAGACCATGATCGGCGAATCCCACTGATCGAACCGCACCGCGACGACCTGAAAGATCCGGCACCACGCCCGGATGTCCGCTTCGATGCGCCGCTGATCGATAAAATCGCCGTCGGTCAGCTCGAGGACCCCGCTTTTCGCCCAGGTGAGATACTCCGGCACCGTGCGCGCCCGCGACGCGACCACGTCCCGCGGCAGATAGAACTTCACAAACGCATAGAGCACCTCGGCGCGCTCGAACAGCAGCGCGACGGCGGCAATGTCTTCGCGGCGGGCCAGATCGACCCCCATCCAGCACCGGGCGCCCGCAAACCCCTCGAGGCGCAGCGACGAATCGGCGCAGGCGTCCCACTCCGTCATCGACAGCCAGGTCCGCGCCGACTGTAACCATTGCGAGCAAATCTTGACGCGAAATTCCCCCTCGAGTCCGGGCGTCTGTTGTGCGTCGTGGCAGTAGGCCGTCACCCACTCGAGCGTGGGCGTCACCCCGAGCATCGGGTTGGCCTTCACCCACACCCGCGCGTCGCGCCAGTCGTCGCCCTCGTCCAGCGTGTAAATGATCCCGAGGAAGTGATCCGCCTCGAACACCTGGTGCAGCACCTTGGTGAGCGTCGTCCGCAGCGCGTAGCCCACCGAGAGCAAGTCGTAGCCGGCCGTCGTCGGGCAGAGCATCAGCGGATTGTCGCGTGCGCCCTGCGCGCTTTTCAGCACGTCATGCAGCCCGAACTTCTGTGCGTGCGACTCGTCGAGCACGATACAGCTCGGGTTCAACCCGTCCTGGGTCGACGCCTTCGCGTTCACCGGGCGGATCGTCCCGTCCGTCGTGATAATGGCGTTGGCCAGGGCCCGCGCGCCGAGCTGCCGCAGGATCGGCGACCGCTGCACCATTTTCGCCGCGATGCCGAACACGATCCGCGCCTGGCTGCCCGTCGTCGCCCCACACACGACCGTCGCGCCGATTTCGCGCTCCTTCAACAAGTGAAACAGCGCGATCGCCGCCATCAGCGTCGACTTCGCCGCCTTCCGCCCGACCTCGAAATACACGAGCGTAAACCGCCGCCGGTTGAGGTTCACCCGGTGTCGCCATCCGAACAGCGCACACACGAGAAACACTTGACACGCCTCGAGCCGGATCGTCTCGGTGCGCCACCGGCCCTCGACGTGCGGCAGCTCCTCGACGAAGGCGCACGCCTCGGCCGCGTGGGCGTCCGACCAGGTGAACGGCCAGGCCGCATCGGTCGCCGCCCGCACCGTGTCCCGGTCGTGGCGCTCACAGGCCAGCCGGACCCACTGGCAGGCCGTCTGCCGGCCGCTCAAGACGTCGGCCACGTACTGGCGCGCGACCGCCACGTAATCGCGTCCTGAGCCCGCCAGGACCCGTTCCCGAGCCTTCCGCGACCGCCGCCGGTCCCGGCGCCGATACGGGTCCAAATACCCGCGCCGGGCTTTCTCGGCGTCCGACACCCGCGGCCGGCCGAGCTTGGGCCGTTTGGGCGGTTTTTGGCCTGTTTTTGCGCGTTTAGTGGGCGACAATTTCCGGCCCGGAGGGTTTCCCGACTTCGGCTGGCATGGTTCTTGGCTACCCCCCCGTCTCTCGATATCGGCGTCTAGCCTCGTCGGCGGTTTTGGCATTGTGGCATTCGACACACAAGGCTTGTGTGTTTTCCACACAATCGGGTCCGCCTTCCCAGAGGGGCACGATATGGTCGCGGACGGTCGCCACCTCGACCTGGCAGCGCACGCAAAACGGCTGCGCACGGGCCAGCTGGTAGCGGAGCTGCTGCAGGCGGCGGCCACGCGTGCGGGCCAGACGCGGGCCGCGATGCGCCTGGCAGCCTGGGCGGCCGCACGTGGTGCACGCACGCGGCGGGGCCATCGGCATTAGGCGGGTCCTTCCTGTTCGCTCCCGTGCGCCGCGTGGAATAGCGGCAGCTGCCGTAGATAGCGGTCCCATGCTCTCGATACCGCTCCGCTTCCGTGAAACAGATCAACGAGTTCGTCTCCGGCACGCATCCCGAGCAGATCATCAAACAGCCATTGGCAAAAGGCGTCAGGCTTCATACCCTTCACGCCGTCCCGGCATTCGCCAGAGAAGACAGGAGGCATTGCGGCAACCCAATCGCGCCCGGTCCACTCATCGCGCGTCCGCTTCCGACCACCGCAGAAAATCACCGGCTCCCACGCATAGGCTGGCGTGACGTTGCGCTTCATTGCGACAAACGGCTTGACCCACACGCCGATGCGAACGCCATCCGGGCAATGCGCGAGAAGCCTTCGTAGCGTGCCAGAAGTGGCCGACAGCGCCCAACCGTCCGGATACTCCACAGAGAGACGCCCGATCAGAGCCGCGTGCGTGGCTTCGTCGTCCCAGCACAACCCGTCTGGATGGTGATGCTCATACATGCCGCAGCATCCAAGGTAAGGCGGGTCTGCGTAGGCGATCCTCATTCGGCCTCTCTGCTCCCGTGCGCTGAACGCCAGCGAGAGAGCAGGGCTTCCAGTTCATCGGCACACCAATGTGCGGTTTGAAATGCTGTCAGTCCTGGCCATGCCCGCCGCGTCCGTAACTTCGCAATATGCGCCTCGATCTCCAGTTCAAGCCGTTCCTCTGCCGTCAGGACGCCCTGAGTCACAGCCACGTCCCGTCGTCGTTCATGCCGCCGTTGCCGTAGCCCCAGAGGCGCGCGTCGGTGTGCTTCACGTTGTCGATCGTGCAGCACGCGTAGTACCCGCGCTGCGCGCCGTCGAGTTCGTTCGGATGCGCTGAACCGCTGCCCCACGGATGCCCGCTGAACTGGCGGATCGCCTGGTCCTCGCACAGCCGCATCTTGTGGAGGTTGCCCTGCTCGCCGAACGTCCACAGCGTATCGACCAGGCGCGCCTGGAGCTCGGGCACGTCCCACGACGCGTCGGCCTGGTAGTCGATCCCGTCGACGTCGGCGCCGAGATCCTCCCAGAACCCGAACCGGCCGCGCGGATCGCCGTCCGCGAACCACGATGTGACGTGCGGGTAGAAGTGCGCCCAGTTCGAGACGCCCTGCGCGTGCGCCGTTTGGCCGACCCACTTGAAAATGCTGACCGTCGTCTCACCGGGCACGTTGAACGCGTCCCACTCGAATCCGGGGATGACTTCGTCGACGACCTTCGCCGCGAGCAGCGCCTCGAGCAGCGGGCCGACGCGATCCTGATATTGCTGGAGCGTGGGATCGCGCGGGTCGAACACCTTCGACGTGAGACTCACGATCACGTAGGGCATCCCGAGTGTGTGCAGGAGGCCGCAGTCGTCAACGAACTTCGCGATCGACGGATCGCCGCCATACTCGGGCCCGTCGTAGAGCGCGTTACTCGACCACCGCAGCCAGTGCGTGTACCCGCGCTCGCGCTGGCGATCGACCATCGACGGCCACCACTGTGTGCGGTCGTACTTGTAGTCGAGCCCGGTGATGACTCTCGACGGAAATTCCGACGAGCCGCCGGACGGGCCGCCCGGCACAGCCGGCAGGCCGGGACACTCGACCGCCCAGAAGTCGCCGCGCAAGTAGTCGCGCGTCTGCGGCGGGACCCACGGCAGCGCGTGATCATAGGCGCCTGGAGGCGGCGGCGGGAACGTCCGCACGAGGGCGGGCGGTTCCGGCCGCCTTACGCGAAAGGGATCAGGGTCACCGTCACCAGCACGTCAGTCGTGCCGTCGAACTGGACGGGTGCGCTGGTGCCATTTTGCGCGGTCGCCTGCACCATGATGGCGCCGCCGAGCGCCGGCCCGCTGTAGAAATTGACCTGGCCGTCGGGGCCGGTGCGGCGCGGGTTCGGATTGATCTCGACGCCGGGCTTGGCCCAGTCATGCGCGTCGAAGGTGTTGATCGTGACGAGGTGATCAGCGACGGGCGCGCCGCTGTGATCGTGGACGGCGACGTTGAGCGTGGCCATGTGCGGGTCCTTTCGGGTTGGGATAGGTCCGAGGGGTCGTCGTCGCGCGGATCGCCTCGCGGCGCCAGTGCAGGAGATCGTGCGCGAGCTGCGCGAGCGCCTCGGAGCAGAGGCCCTGCTCGAGCTGCTCCACCATCTCGAGTGACAGGTCAACGCGATACATCGGCGGGTCGGCGCGCGTCGTCATCGTCGCGGCCTCGTCGCCGACTGCCCGGCGCGTTGCACCCACATACGCGACGGCGTCACGGTTCCCGACAGTCGGCCGCGCGTCGCCCACGTCAACGCTTCGTCGAGCGTGTAGGCGTAATAGGCGACCGTCACGATCGACGGCGCCGTGTGACGTCCGAGGGGCGGTGCAAAGGCCATCACGCGATACGCGGCGCCGTGCTTCATGCGCGGCACCTGGCGCAGAGCCAGCGATAGGCGTAGACGTCGCGCACGCACGTGAGGACGAGCGCGAGGTCGCCGCGGTGGCCGCACAGGTGACAGACGCGCGGACGTCGGTCCTGTCTCATCGCCGGCGCCGCCAGTCCTTCGCGTCCGGGCACGTCTCGAAGTGCGTGGGGCTCGTCGCGGTGTCGAGCAGATCGAGTGCGC